AGGCCAAAAATATATTTTTGTAGTACAATACTACCAGAGGTGAAATCATATGTTATTAGAAATGTTAAAAAATTCCAAATCCTACCAAGAGTTAACCCAAGAGCAAAAAGATATTACCGCTCGTCTCGCAACAGCCTTTGAGGAAAACTCGGAACACACGCTACACCTTAGTCCAACAGAACTAACCCAAACACTCGAAATAGGCAATAAGAAACTCTGGCAAGATTTCCTCAACCTAGAACCAACACGAAACTACATTAAAACTCAAATGGCATTCAACTCCCAGATTGCACAGCGAAAAGCGTTCCAATCTCTTGAAAGAGAAGCCATTAAAGGCGATACAACTGCCGCCAAGCAGATTAACGAACTCTCAGGTATCCTAAACAACATCGACACGAACAAAATCGTAGTTCTACATTATATAGATAGAAAGGAACTATAACATGAAGAAAAAAGACAGAAGAGAAGATTATCACTTTCAAATCGCACAAGCCTATAACGAAGGTTATCAGTTAGGCTACAAGGCAGGTGAAAAAGATGCTTTGCGCAAATTGCAAAACAACAACAACGCAGAAACCAATAGACAACCATCCGTCGTATCTGACGTGCCCAAACTGCAATGCGATTGAGTTAACGTACCGTCCTCAGTCGTATCAAGAGAAGGCCCACTACGACCCCAAAAACACCTCCTTAAAAATCGTAGGGTTTTTTGGAGGTTACGGTTCTGGAAAATCTAAGACCTCTTTGCAAGAAGTATTCTTACGAGCATTAGAAAACCCAAAAGGCACAGGACTACTAACTGCACCAACCTTGCAACAGTTAAAACGAACCACGTTAAAGACTTTCTTTAACGAAGTGTGTCCACCGCCATTACTCAAACGCTATAACAAAGCAGATGGTGAAATAGAACTTGAAAACGGTTTTACCTTCTACACCATACCGTCAGACGACGAGGAAAAACTCAGGTCAATTAACGCAGGTTTAGTCCACATGGAAGAGGCGTCAGGTATTAAGCGTTCCATTTACGACCAATTGCTAACAAGGATTCGTGACCCATTCGTAAAACACAAGTATTTCGCAGTTTGCTCAAACCCCGACTTAGGTTGGATAAAGGACGTGTTCGTAGATAATGAAAAACGAAAAAACCCCAAACACCCCCAACACGATGATTTTAACTCACATATTACGACTTTTGTATGGGAAACCAGTCTTAACAAATTCCTACCGCCCGATTTTATTGAGATTAACTCAAAAGGAAAACCAGAATGGTGGATAAAGCGTTATCTCAAAGGTTCTTTTGAACATTCAGAAGGTATGGTCTACCCAAACTTCGCTAACACAACAACAGAACCTTTTGAAGTTCCGAACACTTGGGAAAGGTTCGTAGCCTTAGACCACGGACTGCGCAACCCAACAGCCGTAATGTTCGGTGCAATCGACCCAACAAGCGGAACGGTGTACATTTACGATGAATACTACGAACCAAACCGCACCGTACCTGAACATGCTAAACACGTTAAACCGATGATAGAAAAAATACCTTACGGTAAACTAAGGTTTATGGTAATAGACCCATCGGCAAGAAATAAGACCGACCCAATCAACGGTAAGTCGGTACAAGGTTTGTATCAGGAGTATGGACTATTCTTTATGGAAGCAAACAACTCTATCGAAGCAGGACTCTTAAAAGTGAACTCTTACATTAACCAAGGGAAGTTAAAAATCTTTTCAACCTGTATAAACGTGCTAAAAGAAGGGTTAAATTATAAATTTCCAGAAGTTACGATGGATAACGAGAAGAATTTAGACGAAAAGCCGATAAAACACAATGACCATGCAATGGACGCTCTCAGATACGCCCTTATGCGACTGCCTGACGACCCTGAATTACTAAAAACTGTTGCAAAAGAGCCACCAAAGAGGTATATTGAAGAGGAAGAAGAATACGAGTATGACCAAAAAGGTAACTTTTTGAGTTATATATAACAAAAAAGGAGAGAAAAACATGCAAAATTACATTTTTTACTTCGAGGACAACACTTATTTGACGTTTTCACTCACAAATCAGGAGTTTGAAAAGGTCAAAGAGGTGTTTTTGACTGCAAAAGGGCATATTATCCTCGACGAAATTATTATTTCCAAACAAAACGTGCGTTATGTCACGAAACTCAAAGAACAAGAAGCACCTGAGTCTGCTGTGCCTGAGCATTTAGACTTAGAAACGTACGAATACCTTAAATCTCTCGAAAGAGGTGAGTAGAGTTGGCAAAGAAGAAGCAAAAGGATATTGATTCCATTCAAATGATGTTACAACGCTACCGCAAAGCGGAAGCCGCAGTTAACGAAAGACAACAGTTGTGGAAAGAACTTGATATGTTTGACCGTGGCGAGCAGTGGAAAAACGTTTCCATACCACCATGGATTCCAAAACCTGTCACAAACTTCATTAGATATATCCGCACACTAAAACGTGCGAACCTAGCAAGTGCTATTGGTAAAGCAAACTTTGTTCCAATTAGCCCACAGTTTGAAGAGCAGGTTGCAAGGCTTCAAAAAGCGTACGACCATGTGTGGGAAACAGAGAATATTCAACGTACATTAAGAAGTGCGTTGGATAGAGGATTATTACAAGGAACATCGGTTTTATACGTTTACAACGACGATGCATATGTTGGCGGAACGTACAGAGAGCCTTACGACCCACAAAACCAACTGTACTCAGGTAAGATTTGCGTAAAACGCATTCCTGTTGCAAATTTCTACCCTGACCCTGATGCTTACGAACTTGAATCTTGCAAATTCATTGAAGTTACGGAAATTTTATCTCTACAACAAGTTAAAAACAATCCAGAGTTCCGTAAGTATTGCGAAGAGCAAGGTACTGATAAAAAACTAAAAGAACTAAACATCAGCAGTCTCGGACAGTCAGACTCAGAAGCAGGTACGATTTTTACAAGGGAATCAAACCCGCTCCACAATGGACAACACATTCAAGGTGATGAAATGGTTGTTCTTCACTGTCATTGGGAACGTAAGTATAATGAAGAAGGTAAATGGGATGTTAGTTGTACCTACTATTTGAAAGACACCGACTTTATTCTATTAAAGCGTGAAAACATTCAACCGAACGTCTATCCTTTCGCAATTTATGTAGACGAAGAAGAAGAAAATAGTTTTTGGGGTTCTTCTATTATTATGGATGTATTCGAAAACCAAAAGATTATTAACAAGACAGCACAGATTGCGTCTATTATTGGAACGTTACACCAAAACCCACAGAAGATTGTTGCAAGAGAATCAGGTATCAATGCGTCAGACCTAGCAAAAACAGGTACGTTGCCAGGTAAGGTGTGGACAACAAACGCAGACCCACAAAACTCTATCGCAACAATTCAACCGCCTGATATTCCAAGAGGTTTGTTCGATTTGGAAGATAGACTTAAAAACGACATTCGTGAGATTGTAGGTGTGACAGAAGCGTACACAGGTAACTCGGTAGGTTCGCTTACTACATCAACAGGTGTTACAAACCTAATTGAACGTGCTACGGTACGTGACAAAGACAAGATGATTCAAATTGATAAGTTTGTAGAAGATGTGTCGCATTTGATTGTTTTGACTATTTTGTATAAATGGAAAGATTCGAGACCGATGATGAACGTCGCTCCTAATGGACAACCTCAATACGAGCAGTTCCAACCGTTTGACGATTGGACAATTGATAATATGGAGTGGCGAGTGCGTTCTGACGTGTATGCAAAAGCACCTGCAACACAAGCATCAAAACGTCAACAAGCGGATATGATGATTCAGTTACAAGGTCAGTTTCAATTTAACCCGCCTATCATCACGCCAGAAGAGTGGGTACGTTTCCAAGACTTTGATATGAAAGAAGAAACTCTTAGACGTATGGAGTCTGACCGTCAAAAGATGGAGCAACAACAAGCACAAGACCTCGCAGGTCAAATCTCTCAACTTGCTATGTTTGTTAACGAGTTACAAGCACAAGGTGCGCCGCAAGAAAATATTCAGCAGATGATTTATCAACAAGCACAACAACTTTTGATGCAAGGTGAAGAGCAACAGCAAGGTGGACAAATGCCAACTGCACCGAACGAACCACAAGCACCAGAAGGCGTAACAGGGCAAATGGCAATGATGAATATGGCAAGAGGAATGTAAATAAAAAAAATACTTGCAATTTTCAGAATATTCGTGGTATATTATACGTAGATTAGTATAAGCGGTTGGTGGCGTAGACACTACTAATCAAAATTCGCACCCCATGCGCAAAAAGGGAAAGGAGTTTTAACATGGACGAGAATGAAAAGTTTGAGCCTTCAACATTAGACGAGTATCAAGTTGATTTAGAAAACGTAAACTTTGAACAAGAAGATGTTGAAGAAGAAGTAGAGGTAGAAGAAGTAGAAGAACAGGTTGTAGAAGAACCTCAACAAGAAGAGCCACAAACACAACCGCAAACGCAAACGCAAACGCAAACACCAGAGCAAAACGCACAATACGCCGAACAGCGTAGACAAAGCCTTGTAGAACAACGTGTTCAGCAAGAAGTGCAAAGACTTCAACAAGAGTCGCAAGAGTATCAGATGGCAAAACTACTTTCTGAAATGTACGAAATGCCTGTTAACGAACTCTACGAGCAGTTGCAAGAAAAGCAAATGGAAAAGCAAGCAGAGCAACGTGGTGTCCCTGTTGAGATTATGAAGCAACTGAACGCTTATGAACAACAACAAACGCAACTTCAAGAACAACTTTACTTCATGCAATTTCAAAATTGGCAAAATCGTGTAGATGAAGAAGCCAAACACATGCAAAGTCAATATTCAATGCTTAGTGCAGAAGATATTGAACAAGCAAAATTCTTTTTGTTAGACACTTTACAAAATCCAGAGATTCCACTGCAAAATGCGGTATTCGCTCTGCATGGGGATAAAATAGCAAATAGTCTGAAAGAACTTGCTAAACAAGAGGCGTTAGCCGAAATTTCGGGACGCAAGAAGGGCGGCTTACCGCCACAAAGCATGAAAACAACAGACACGCAAACCCTTACAGACGAAGAACGTTATATTGCAAAGATGATGGGGTTAAGTGAAGCGGACTATATTAAATACCGATAATAAGGAGGTAATTCAAAATGGCAATTGAGTATGCAAAATCTGCACTCGCAGAAAGTATCATTCCTGTAAAAGACATTCCACTTAAAGTAACAAGTGCAGGAGGTGTCACTCCTGTAACTTATGTAAGTGCACCTATCGGCGACATTGTTCAAGTCGCATCAGGTGTTGTTGATGTGGTTGCGGTTTCAGCAGCAAACCTTGTAACAACAGCAACAAACCTCGGTGTTTCCGAAGGTATGAATTTTGAAGGTCTTGGAGTAAATCCAAAAGTAGGTAAAGTGCGTGTTAGCGGTAACGCTATCTATAAAGCACCTTATGGAACAGTTGCAACAGGCGGTGGTTTTACTGCGGTAGCACCAACACAAGCAATCGTAGGGGCTACAAGAGCAATTGGCAAAGCAACAGCAGAGGGTTTTGTTGTTCACGATGCTGACAGTGCTTCAAACAAAGTAGCAAAAATCGTAGAGATTGATGCAAAAGATAAAGTTGTGTATTTCCAACTTATTCCTTCTGCATTATTCACATCTTAATAAAGGGGGGAACTAATAATGTCAGTAAATAGCGGAAATTATGGTCGTTTACTCGAACCAGGATTGCGTAAGATTTTTATGGAAACTTACAAAGAAAAGCCTGAGCAATTTTCTCAGATTTTCAACGTTAGTAATTCAAGCAAAGCAGTTGAAACAGACCTTCGTATGGGCGGTTTCACTCAATGGGGTACAAAAGGTTCGCTCGATGGAGTTGAATACGAAAACCCAACAGGAACAGACACAGTGATGTACAAACACGTCACTTATGCAAAAGGTTTCCAAGTAGAGAAAGAAATGGTTGATGATGAACAATACTCTATCATCAACAAATTGCCAAAAGCACTTGCTCGTTCCGCTCGTGCAACTTTGGAAGAAATCGGTGCTTCTATTCTTAACAGTGCGTTTACTGCAAACGTAGATGCTTATAAAGGCGAAGCGTTGATTGCGAATAACCATAAATTGCTTGATGCAAGTCGTGGTACTACAAGTAATTTGATTGGTTCAATAGGTGCGACAACAGGTGCAGGTCTTACAGAAGGAAATCTTCGTGAAGCGTTGACACTTGCTCGCAAAGGTCAAGTTGATGAGCGTGGTTTGTTGATTCAAATGAACCCTGACATTCTTATCGTACCGCCAGAGTTGGAGTTTGCAGCGATGGTTCTTAACAACTCGACTCTTTCCACAATTCCAGGTGGCGCAGGCACAGGTGCGTTTGCTCGTAACGACATTAACACAGTTAAAGGTCGTTTCAAAATTGTTGTTATGGACTACCTAACAAAAACGGCAGACAACACTCTTCCTTGGTTCTTAATGGACAGCCAAATGCACCAATTGAATTGGTTCTGGCGTGAAAAGTTGTCTTTCAAAAACGAAACTGATTTTGACACTGATACTGCAAAGTATAAAGGTCGTATGCGTTTCTCCCTCGGTTGGTCTGACCACCGTGGTATCATCGGTTCTTACGGAACTGTGTCAGGAGTGTAATAACCTATGGCTAAAAGCCCTGCTTGGCAACGTAAGGAAGGCAAGAACCCCGAAGGCGGCTTGAACGCAAAAGGTCGTGCTTCTTACAACAAAGCGACAGGCGGTAACTTAAAACCGCCTGTTAGCAAAGAACAAGCGGCAAAAAGCGAAAAATCTGCGGCTCGTAGAGACTCCTTCTGTTCTCGAATGGAAGGAATGAAAAGCAAACTAACGAGTGCAAAAACTGCAAAAGACCCTAACTCACGCATTAACAAAGCCTTGCGTAAGTGGGATTGTTAAAACAAAGACCCCCTTGCTAAACAAGGGGGTTTTTTAACAGAAAGGTGATAATATGAATCCTATTACAAGGCAAGATGAGTTTTTTGAACACAACATTACTCGATTAGTCGAACAACAACAAAAAACAAACGAGTTGCTACAACAACTATTAGATGTACTAAAACCACCTGTGAAGGAGGTAGAAAAAGTTGAACCTGTTAGAAATGATAAACC